TTACTACCAGGACGCGCAGGTGCTTCTCCTCTCTTTCGTTTAGCGTGGATATTTGCGTAGAGACCACGCTTTGCTTCACAGAGTTCTTTTAGTTCTTTATAATCTCTCATGATAACCGACGAGGGTTTACACTTTTATTTAGCGTTTGCCCCCGCCCATTTGCTTGAGCATCTTCTGTAGCTCAGCAGTGCTACCGACAAACATAGCGTTGTTAGTAACCTTGGATGGACCTTTCTTTTCTTCGTCAAGATCCTTCATCTTCTTATGTAGGTCTTGGAGTTTCTCAGTCATGTCTGCGACGTGCTTCATTGCCGCTACAGCAACTTCATATGCTCTAGGGTGCCCAGACTCCTGAGCGACCTCTAAGGCACCGTTAACCGCCTCCTGACCCTTGTCTATGAGTGAGTATAACTCACCCCTGGTATATTGGTAATCCTTCTCACGGTCGTCCCTATCCACCTCTGGTGGTTTTGGTTTGATTGGTTCGCTGACAGGTTCAGCACTAATGTTGAGGATCTCCTCCATGTTCTCTTCTAAACTCATAAGAATTCAATTCCTTCATTAAATCCAAAGTCATCACCAGCATCTAGAAGTGCATCATCATTGACATCAATGACGCCATCGGTATTGATGTCTGTTTTTGCTTTGGGTGTATATGTTCTAGTAATAGATCTACGATTTACAGATAGATCACCAAGAGTTTCGTGAATGATTGCTTTCTTAATAACATCCGCAGTGTTGTAAGGACCGTAGAGATATGACTTCATAGTGAAGTTTAAAGTATAAGCAATATATCTTCTATTCATAAAACTATCGTCCCACTCATCTTCGCTACTAATACCATTCAAAACAATGGCAACATCTTTTTTCTCATTCATGTCTGGAATCATGTTAAGAGTGATGCTAAAAGATGGTTGAAAATATGGTAAGATCTGTTCAGTAATTTGTAGAGCATCATCTTGTGACTTAGCAATAACGCCTAGTTCAAATCCTATATTATAAGGAACAGGAACATATTGAACTCTGACCTCATCACCATTACCATCAATGATCGTTTTGTATTTTTGAATAGGTGATGTCTTACGGGTAGAATCGTAATCAATGGATGTCATCTCGAAATAAATTCGAGGAAGAGTGATTGCAACTTTTGATGATGATTGATCTGTAAGACGAACCAAGAATTTTTGTTTTGGTCCGTAAGCAAGAGGAACTTTCTGTTCTTCTAACACTTCTCCTGTGTCAGGATCAGTGCTCTTCATTGTAATATTATTGAAAAGCGTACCAAACGCAATGATGTTCTTGCGAACAATTTGATTATAAAAATGTGATCCTAACATCAGATGCTATCCGTAAAGTTACCATACTCACCGAATGGGTTGCCCTCAGTCCAGTCAATAATATCGTCAGCAGTATCTTCGATCTGTCTATTTTGATCGTAAGTGCTGTTCGTATTATTTAGAGTGTCAAATGTCTCAGGACTCCACTTGGCACCCGAAGTCAAACCAGTAATTACTTCATCAGTAGTAAAGGTTCCTGTTCTGTTGATAACTTGGAGAGCTCTGGTTGTGCTATCCCAAGACTTGACTTCTGCTCTGTTATCTTTGGGGGAGTAGTCAATGACGACAGTAGGTACAGAATTGTACCCACTACCACCACTTGTGATAGTAATGCCGTTAACAATGCCAGTGCTACTAACTGTAGCAGTCGCTGTAGCACCACTTCCGTCTCCTGTAATGGTTACTGAAGGTGGAGTACCTTGCTTATAATGAGATCCTCCATCAGTAATAGTTATACTGGTAACAGCATCTCCTGTTAAAGTTGCTGTAGCTTTTGCCAAGAACTCATCGCCAACGACTTCTTCGCCAACTTGGAAGTCTCCAGATCCACCAGGATCCATGAAGAGTTTGATAGCAGGATCGAAGAGTTGTTCAATATTATCAATCTCAGCAACTCCTGTATCAAAGTCGTCCTGACCAACCTCATAGATTTCAGCGGTGATAGCATAGAATTGAATCTTGCCAAACTGGAAGAATGGTTCTTCTTTACCAACGAATTTAATTTCGTAAATATCTTTTGTTAAAGGAAAGTATAGTAAGTCTCCTTCATTTGGTCTGCTATCAATTGTAAGATTGGGATTGTGTTCTGCTACTTCTTCATCCCAACGTCTTGTAGAGACACGGAAGATGATTTCATCTGTGATGCGGAGACCAAATTTACTGACAAACTCAGAGTTGTCACCAAACCCCATGACGTTCTGTAGAAGCATTTCAATTTGAAACTGCTCCTGATACTTGGAGAATCTAACTTCATCCAAAGTGCTGTCTTGTAGAACTACTCTAGGGATATAGTATATGTCTGAACCAAACAGTTTGATTTGCTCATCCACAAGATCCTGAACGAGACCCTGTTCGCCACTGTGACCTGCGTAGTAAGTTGGAAAGTAAGGACTGGTAGGCATTTTATCCGATCATATCCATTGGTGGAATTGCGTACTTGCTGAGAACTTCAGACTCAATTTTTTCAATCTCTGCAAGTGCGTCTGTGTAGATTTCTCTACCGTTAAGTGTAATACCGCCAGGAAGCTGAACGTTATTATACTTGATCAAGTTTTGACCCCACTGTCTCTTCATAAGAGCAGTAGCGTATTTCTTGACAAACATATCATTGTTCATTTCTGTAGCATCTGTAGGATCCAACAAACGATGACATTCAATAAGAAGATTAGTTCCCTCTTTGAGAAAGTCTTTGTCTAGATCCATATAGAGACGATCACGACGCATTGTATATCTGAACTGCTGGAAACTTCCATTGTTCAGAACCATATCTAGTGTTTCTAGATACTGTTTATTCATATAATAGTTGAGGATATCAAGTGATCCGAATGCATAGAGATCATTCAAGAACAATTGATACTCAACACCAAAAAGGTTAGAACGGATTGAATTGCTGACTAAACCAAATACTCTAGTAATACCAACTACATGATCTGGAACTGGAATGTAATTAGTGGTTTCTTTCCAGTCAGTTGTGCCACTAGATGTTGTTACACTAGCAGCAAACCTTGTTTTATCGTCAGCAGTGATTTCGTGGAATAGATATGCACGCTCCATGCCGTTGTAGCAGTTTTCTTGGAAGAACTGATACGTGTCATCAATAACGTTGTTTACCTGCTCGTCGTCAATGTTCACTTGTAGGACAGGCTCACCAAGCTGTCTCTTACAATATGTGATGAGTTCAGCTCTTGAATTTGGAGATGCCATTACACACAAAAAATCCCTTCTTACCTATTTAGGAAGAAGGGATTTCGTTATTTAGGCAATGGTATGCAACCTATATTGTAAGAAATATCTTTATCTGGTTTTGTCAATATATCAAATCCAATGGTAATTCTTGGATTTTCATATGGTTTATCAACAACTACTTTATGTTCGATATCTCCTGGACCAATATAAACATTTCCTATTTCGTTTTTAATTCTGTAGTCGGAAAATACTGTTGTCGTTTCGTGAGGTCTTACACAAATATACCCATGAAAAGGATAGTCGTGATTGTGCCACCCAAGAACTTTGTCCGAACTGTGATAATTTATCCAAGACTGTAACCACAATCGATCATAATCAAGATAATCATATATAAAAGTTTTTAGTTCACAAAACAAATCGTAAAACAATTCATTTGATGAGGTCAATCCAAAAGTATTGTATTTTTTATACGACCAAGTAAAGTCTTCACCAGGAAATATTTCTTGGTGAATAGAATAGGATTTGTCTATAATTTTTATAATTTCTTCTTGGTTATTACAAATTACATTTGATTTGTAAATTTTGTAATTCATTCACCAGAAATTTCTTCTGAGGGTGCTTCTGGTTCTGCTCCTTCGCTTTCTAGGAGACCTAAAGTCTCAAGACCACCTTGTAGTTTGATTTTATACTCTCTTGCTTTCTTGAGATTTTCTTCTAGTTCTGTAATTTGCTTTTCTGTAGTAGCAATTTGCTCTTCAAAGTTTTTCTTTAATGCTGTGGGATCCATAGTAATCACATGTAATAGTGTGTGTAATATTTATGCTCATCACTGAGCATCGCTAATAATTATAGCACCATCACCGCCATTGCCACCACTGTTTGTTCCTCCATCAGCGACTCCACTTGGAACAGAGATTCCACTAGGAGCTCCTGCTTCATAGTATTCCAAACCAAATCCAGTACCACCTCGGTAAGTGTTTCCACTTTGAACTTGAGAAACACTTGCTACATAACCAGATCCACCACCACCAGATGAATAATAACCTCTAGCGCCTCCACCGCCGTAGTAACCGCCACCGCCACCGCCGCCAGTGCCGTCTCCTCCCTGGTATTTTGCTCCAGAATCTCCGTTTCCTAAACGACCAACTACACCATTATTGTAAGTTCCGCCACCTTCACCGCCAGCAGTTTGAGTTCCACCTAATCCTAAAGTGTAAATATTTTCATAGTTTAGATAGTGATATGATCCACGACCACCAGTAGTACCACCACCTTCTCCACCTCCATCAGTAGCATTTACTTCGCTAGTGTATGCCCAGTTACATCCACCACCGCCACCACCAGCAATCAAATAATACTGAGTAGATGAAGCATTTTTATTCGATTCTGATACCTCTGGACCAAATCTTGTAGATCCACCACCAGCGGCTGAGTTTGCTCCAGATGTTCCACCATCACCACCATCTGGATATCCACCAACTTTACCAGTTCCTAAACCTTGTCCACCTTTACCAACAATAAAGGTATAATTTCCAGCATCTAATTCTAAAATTCCCTCTGTATATCCACCAGCGGAACCATGGTTTGGTGTAGCAGAGTTTGCTCCGCCACCACCAGCACCCCACATTTGAACTTTAATTTTCATAGATGTTGGAGCATTCATTACATAGTATCCAGATGATAGGAATGTAACCGAACCATTTGATAGATCGTAATTTCCAACTCCAGTTCCGCCTTCCAAAACAGATGTAACTGAAAACTCTGTTCCAAAAGCACCTTTACCAACTGGTTTCCAACCAGTGCTACCATAAATTTCAACATCTCCAATATCGGAATTGAATATCATAAAACCAACATCGGCAGTTGTTGGTCTTGATGCGTTGGTATAAACTGGCAACTGAACTCCAACAGAAGTTATGATACTTCCAACATTTAGAGATGACATCTTCTATACTCGTTTATTTTTATTTATTAGAAGCTTTGTGTTCTATTATAGATTTCAGTTACCGCCAAGTGAAATAGCAGGAGAAGCATAACTCCAACCAGGGTTTAATCCGAATGGACCAGTTCCACTATTACCATTATTAAAATTGAGAGAACTATCAATTAGTGGTTTAGATGGCACAAATGTGCTACCAGCATTACCATTATTAACGGCAATAATGGGATCTAAAATTTTACCATCGATATTATAAGAAGTTCCACTACCACCAAAGAACCAGAAGTCTGCATTAGCAGGGACACTATTGCCACTAACACCATTAGTAGTAGTGATCACGGCAGTACCGTCAACACATCCAGCTAGGGTATTACCCGATCTAGATAAAGAAATATAGTGCCAGTTACCATCATCAATACCTGTTCCACCAGTAGTGTCTTGCCTGCTACCACCGACATGTCTGATAGCAACGTTGCCGTTTGATAGAGTTTCCCAGTAAACATAGTTGCCAGACAAATTGATACCCATCTGTCTTGATGTTTGGTAATTATCAAACTTGACCCAACATCCCATGAAGAAATCTTGAGCAGCTTGGTTGTCCGAGAAAGTAATTTTAAATCCACCATTCTGTAGGTCTCTAGCCTTTCCACCATAGTGAGCCCAGTCTGAATTAGAGTATGGTAAGGTTGTTGTAACATCTTCTACAACTGTTCCATATGTGCTATAGGTGGTGGTGCTAGGGTAGAGACCTCCACCATCATAATAGTTTTCTGAACTACTGTTGCCACCAGTGTTGCCACCACCACCAGTAGATTCTGAATATATCGTTGGTGAAGTTGCACCAGGATACGGAAGAACCATGGTTTCATCCCAGGCATATGTACCAACATAAACACCATATGAAGTGTTGGAAGATTTCCATTGTGCGTCAAGAGTTACTGATGTTTGAGATATTGATCCCATGCCAGATGTTGGAAAGGCATCTCTGGTATAACCAACTGCTGACATAGTAGATCCACTATTACCAGTTCGATAATTATTTCCAGTAAATGGACATTCAAAAATTCCATTATTAAATTGGAAAGCATATGTGGTTCCATTATTATATGTTCCATCACCAGCATTATTTGTGATGTTTCTGAATACACAATTCAAATATTCTCCTCTTAGACCACTTGGTGATGTATAACCACCAGCGTCTTGTGAAAACATTGCGTTGCCAGCAACAGCACTAGTTTGTCCTGGTCTATTTCTCTCTACAATAAATCCAATTGCTTTACTATTAGCATTAATCATACCACCACAATATGGACCATATGCAGAGTTGCCGCAATAACTGTCTGCTCCATTAGTACAACCAAATGGATCAACATCACCAATAATAGTTCTTCCAGGGTAAGCAATAAATGTTATTTCTTTTCCATAATCATCTAAATGACCATGACCATATGATCTTCCAGTTTTCAAATAAGTGTTGTCCATATTAATATGTCTTCCTGGCATCACATAAATTGTGTGTCCATTTGATGCCAGTTCGACAGCTTTTGAGATAGATGCCAAAGGTTTATCATATGTGGCACCATTATTACTATCAGTACCAGTAACACTATCAACATACAACAATGTTCCAGCAGCAGCCGCAGCATCCACAAGTGCTTTGTATGCCGCAGGAAGATCTGGCGGTGGGGGTGGGGGTGGAATAACTCCTACTTCAAACCACTTTTCACCGTCCCAACACTCAACTTGCTCTGTTTCTGTATTATAAATTATCAGTCCCGTAGTTGGCGCAGCTGGTCTTGTAGCAGTAACAAAATTAGCGACTCCAATTCCTCTCCACGGTTTTGCCGTTCCCACAACTACACTAGACATATCTTGGAATCAAAGACCTAAATGGTATTTATTTGAAATCTGCTTTTATATTGTAAGTGCATACAATCCTAGATTCATCAGTAGAACTTCGTTGTGTTTTATGGTACAACCACCCAGGAAATATCAAAACATCTCCAGTTGTTACTTTTATTTCTCTCCATGGATTACTTCCAGACATAATAGGTTCCATAGATCTATAGTCATGTATTGGATCTCTAAACAGAATGTTACCTGAATTTTCTGGACATTTCAAATAACAAGATACTACCATATTTGTTAGGGCATGATTATGTTCTTCTGTTTGTCCAGTTTTATGATGAACATTTGCCCAAGAACTATAAACATGATACGGTAGTCTAGATGGGTACTCCCAATCTATGAAAACTTCCCTTATCTTTTCATTTAACCATTCCAGAAAATCTGCGTTCTCTTCAATTTCATGTGGTTTACACTCAGGATCATTTACAGAAGAAGCTGCTGTTCCAGTCTCTAGAGGAATAGAAGTAAATTTTAGTTTGCCTACAATATTTTTTATATACTCTTCAGTGAAATTATATTCAAATCTATGAATCAAACTACATCCTAATTTAACTTCACTCATTTCCAGTTCTCTAAATTACTATACTTCAAAAACAATTTTTCTCCCAAAACTTCCTTTGGATTTTTTGATTTCTTTTCTATGTTAGATCTTACCTCATGTAGAGGCATTCCAAATATAGAATCATTATATCCACCATATGATGATATGTTTTTTAGATCATGATTATAAAAATCTAAATCTAAGAACTCGTAAATATTTTTTAAAGTTTGACTTGTATTAAAAACAATATCGTCATACTCCAAGAAAAGAAAACAATTTTCAAAATCTGGAAATAGTGCTGACAAATAAGAATCTAAGCAAACATCAATCATAGATCCTTTCTTCATCAGGAACTCACATCGGTTTTCATTAGATGGGGAAACAATCCTTTTATCAATAAAATTATCTGGATTTTTATCGCAGAGAGAAATAAAAGATGTTAGTATATCTGTGATATTTCTTACTGGACAAATAACTTTTGGTTTTGGATTTATAAAATCTTTAGCAATCTGTAGATTATCCATGACACCCCAAGTGCCAGAACGATCGATAATATATTTTTTATCAATATCTTTATAGTAATTATCTACTACTGAGACAATCATGTCACCCACAAAATTGGGTTTTGGATATCCAATATACTCCTCTCTCATTCGTATAACTCTATTGAGTTGATACGTGAGGTATGATACTGGGGAGTTTGGACTAACGTGAAGATCTGGATTTTGATTTAGAATACAAGACAATAAGGTATTCCCTGATCGGGGAAGACCAGACATAAAAAAGTAAGTTTTATTCATACATCACGAAACCATTAGAACATGAACCCAACTAGCATAGTTTCCACCACCACCTACTCCGTTTGGATCGGAATATGTTCCTGAGTTTTCTCCACAGTATGCACAACCACCAGCAGAGTTGAAACGAGCAGACCAGAGATCTTCTCCAGTGTCATCCCAGTTTGAAAGAATTTGGGTTCCAGAACAATAAGAGTTACTATCAGATTGACCGTTGAACGATGTTGGAAGAGCACCCGAAAAATCAGTTGTAGCGGATGCTCTCATCGATGGTGTCAAAGAAGAAGCATTAGTTGTACTGTATCCAATAGGAATACCACCATTTGTTGATCCCCAATCAACATGTCTCCAAATGTTAGCATCAGCGTTATTGAATAATGATTTGGTCATAGAAACAGCAGAGGTATTTGAAATTGCTGGGAAATATGCTAATCCATATCTCTCTGCGTTGTTTGTTTGATTTGTTAAATATTCAACTTCACTATCTGCTAATTTAAAGTGGTTTGAACTATCGGAAGATCCTTCGCTGACACCACTGTTTGTGAACAGATCTGATGCGTTTTTATTTCTAACACAAACAATTACCCACACCCTGGCAGTTCCACCATGGGTCATTCTAATCCACCTTAGATTTCTAGAAGTAGCACTACCAGTCTTGAAGTAAGCAGTTCCTTCGTCTGCCGTAATGGAAGTATTGAGAAGTAATTGATTTGGGAATAGGAATGGATCTGCAGCAGTTCCTGCTGGTGCTTTTGCTGCACCAACTTCAAACCAATCCGTCCCATCATAAAATTCTAGATATCCAGATTCAGTGTTATAACGAATCATTCCCGCTGCTGGTGAGGCAGGTCGTTGTGCCGTAGTGCCAGTTGGCAGAGTAAGAGCTGATGTTGAAGATGAAGCATCGATAGCAACATCACCAACAATCTCCAAAGTCCCTGACTCAGAAGTTGTGGTTAGTTGATCTACTTTTAGTTTACTTGCCATTATTCTATAATCTAAGGCGGATGCTAAATTCTATTTATTCCGTTTGTGAAATCTTTAATTGAGATAATCGAGTGTATGGATTTCTTGTATTCACTTCACCAACTGGGATTGCATTGAAACTAATACTAATTCTATCTTCATCACCATCGTTTGGTAAAGTTTTATGCTGGAGATAACTTGGAAAAATACGAATTAACCCAGGTTTTGATTCTAAAGAAATTGCTGGTTGTGTTGTCTCTGCCCAAACATTTAAAGAAGACATCTGCCTACCAATAACTGGATCATAAAATACAGTTGGTGCTCCACCTGTCAAGTAAATAATTCCACTGAAAAATGAATTTGCGTGCCAATGTTGATGATGTGCTACTCCCTTCTCACAAACATTCACCCACATTTGAGAAATTTCAAAATCTGTAGTATCATAGACTTCGGCAATTTTTATTGATCTCAATAAAGCTTTTACATACATACAAATTTTGATAAATCTATCATCTCTATGTAAGTAACTATCAATCGATTGCTTTACGTCATAATTTCCCGAAATAAACTCTAAAGACTTGCAGGTTGTTATAAGTTTTTCAATATATTCATCTTTGAACATTCCATGACTCTCATGAATAAGAGTTGGAAACAAAGGCACATTTTTTATCGAGTATGACATAATTACTTAAACCATTTTTTGAATAGTGATGTTGACCATTTATATGGACAAAACGAACTTGCTTTAGTGCTGCTAATACTTTTTGCTAAAACATCCTCGGAAGGTTCTTTTTCTATCAATTTTATTCTTCCTTTTGGACTAAAAAGAGTTACAGAAAAAAGAGGATCTTCCCTGTCAATTGTAAATTTTGAATTGAAATCTTTCATAACAATAGCAGGATGCACTGGTCTATAAACTTCATGGATTGGAACCATTCCTTTTATCACAAACCATTCTCTATAGTTTTTATCATACATTCTGGGGGAATCTTCTACCCACAAATAAGTTTCTTCTTTAGACCAGAACAGATATGTGACGTTGAATTGAAAATATGGAGTTGTCAAAACATGATGTGGTTCGTCAGAGAACCTAACAAGTTGTTGTAAGTGTTCTGAATTTGGAAATCTCACACCTTGCTTATCAAACTCCATCGTTCCATAAAATGGAGATTTGATCAGATACTGTTGAACTGATCCAAATGATGGACAAGCATGATATCTTGCTTTTGAATTTGGATACTTTACTTCCTCTGGTTCAAACATCAGAGGATATTTTCCATCAGCTTTATGATGAATGTATGGATAAGTAGCATCTGCCGTGAGGCGACACCAATTCACTTCAATTGTCATTACTTATAAACTCTTTTATCAATAAAAAATTGAACTAAGGAGAGACGAGGTTCTGAAAACCATCTTTCTGTAACTGACTGACCGTGGGGAATGCTTCCATCATAGATTACCAAACTATTGTATTCTGCTTGGATGTGCCCTACTCTTTCAACAGATTTAGTCCACGGACTGTCAATGATATTTAGGTAGCATTCTTCTGTCTCGGAAATGCTTTTATCATATATGGAGGTTCCTTCCCCATCAACATAATTTTCATTCATATACCATGTACATGCAATTTGATTCAAACCATCTCTGTGTGGAGCATAGTAATGTGTGTCAAATGGATTTGAATTTCTATCATACATTTGAAAAACATTACCAAATAAAATAGTTGGCAACTTCCATTTCAAATCTAAAAATCGATTATCTATATTGAAGTATTTACAAATAATATAAAAAACAACATTTGAGAATTGTGGTTGATCCATGAAACAAATTTCATTTCTACCATCAAAATATTTTGTGCCATTTTCTGTAGCATAACATGCTCCAGAAAGAGGATGGCATGGAGAATTCAAAAATACTTCTTTAACCTTTTCTGGATTCTTCCAAAAATTTTTTACTCTAATATAAGAACCCCATTCTTCTTTGATTAAGTCGCAATCTAGTTCTTCATTTATTTCAAAAACTTCACTGGTATTATATAATTTCATGGTAACTATTTTATAATGTTTGTGTTACTTGTGATGCATCCCAGGCATATGTTCCACCATATACTCCCTGAGTTGATGAAGAAGTGCTAAAATCACTTGAGAATGAAGCAGATGTGAGTCCGTTTGTATTTGTTCCAGATGAAGACCATGATCCTTCGCCAGCACAATTTACGCATGTGCTGCTGCTTCCTCCAGAATAATTTGATCCGTGCCAAGTTCCCATAAAAGAACAATTTGTAGCAATCCAAGTGTGATTATTTGGATTATCATAGTGTAATGACCAACCTGTAGAATTTATTTCTCTAAAAAATGTATTGCTAGCATCTCCAACATTTGCTCCTGGAGATGGATATCCAAACATCGCTACGTTATAGTTTGTGGTTCTTCCATTATTATCACGATAGAAAATAGCACCGTAAATGTGAGAACTAGCATTAGTTTGTATAAGCATATTATAATCTCTCCAACCAGGGTCGGACGTTCCGCCAATTCCAGCTCCAAGAATTTTTACTTGTCCAGGAGCACAAACAAATTTAATTTCTTTATTGTTATCCCAATAAACTTTTTGAGTAAAACTACTATCAGTATACATAACATCAGATAACTGATATGTTCCTGGATTTACGACAATCATCGCTGGTCCAGTAGCAGTCTCTACAGCATATTTTGGATCTGCCCAAGGTGCTGATTCTCCACCTGCTCCAGAATTGCTACCAGTAGGATCTACATAATACTTATTTCCAGTCCAAGCATCAATCATATTTTGATACGCTGGTGGAAATCCAGCAGCTGCTGGAGCAGATCCCGTGTATGTAATCCAAATTGGTTCGTTATCATCATTTACGCCATTATAAATTTCAATTTGATTATCAGCAATATTGAAACCAATTTGCCCAACAGTTAGATTCGCTGTCGGTCTGGAATCAGCATCAGCCCATGTGGGCATGTTTAGTGCTCCAGAAACTGAAAGTGATCCAACAACATCAAGCGAATGACCTGATGGAACTCTTACTGTATTGTTGTAGGCAGAAAAGCCTTGGATGTCGTGAACTGAAAGAATACTCATTTATATGATACTCCAAGAAGATCCGTCTGCAATAGTGATCGTATATCCATTATTTATAGTGATAGGTCCAGCGGTCATAGCATTTGTATTTGATGGAATTGATACGTTTTCAGCAATAGTATTTCTATTTGCTTTGAATACACCGTAACTATCCAACCACTGCTTATCACCGTTAGCATGTAGAATACCAGTCATTCCAACCGTGCCAGTTACATCTAGATCATATGTAAGGTTGGTATTATTTGGTTTATTAATACCAACCTTAGTTCCCCTGTAAATATCGGTTGTATTAGCAGTCTCAGTCCAACGAGAAGTTACGAATGGTTGACCGCCTTGGTATAGAGTTCCAGAGAAGTTGATGTTACCTTGAACTTCAAGTTTATAAGTGGTATCAATAGATGTCTTACCAATAGCAGTGTTACCACTACCATCCATCAAGAGACCAGCAGCAGTTGATAGATTGAATGTGGTGTTGCCATTACCAGTAGATGGGGTAATTTCAAACAGATCATTTCCTGCTACTTGGTTACCAATTCTGAAGTTCTTATATCCAGAGGCACCAGCAAAAACGATTGGAGCACCAGAGTTACCAGAAGCATCACCAATTGTAATGCTCGTGTCTGCTCCAATTGATCCTCTAACATCAAGGGTGTAATTTACTGAGTTATTAGTAACACCTACGCCAAGTTTGCCATCGTTGGTGAATATGAACTTCTGACTTCTTGAGTTGTTTGCTCCAGTGAGGATGTGTAAAGCATATACTGCTAGTTTTCCGTAACCATTAGAGGCACAACCAAGATTGAGTTGTGAACCACTATCACTCCACTGACCATCTAGTCTAATAGTTCCATCAATTTCCAGAGCTCGACCAGCAGATGTTCTAGAAATACTAAGAGTCTGGTTTGATGTATTCCATCCAAACACACCAGCAGTAATATTACCATTAACAGTTAGATTACTACTTGTAGATAAAGCACCAGTAAATCCACCTGTACCACCAACGATTAGATTAGAAGAACCACCAGTCAAGGTTAGAGTACCTGTCATGGTATCTCCTGACTTCAATACGTTGAGCGAAGAAGCACCCGTGATTGAAGCGGTGATTGTGCCAGCGGAGAAGTTACCAGAAGAATCACGAATGACACCAGTGCTTGCTACATTAGAAGACTGGAATGTAATATTGCCTGCGTTCCAAACAATATTATTATTGACTTTAAAGTCATTGGTAGATGCGACAGTTACATTTAGAGAACCACTACCATTTGTAGCATCTCCTCCTGAAGCTTCAAGTCTGACATTGTAATCAGAAGCAGCTAAGGTGCTTGACCTAAAGTCAAGAGTTGGGTTAGATGCGCTGCCGTCAAATCTTCCAAGAACTAATCTTGCTGTTCCTGAATCACTTTGTAGTGATGCAGTTTCAAATGTTCCTCCATCATTGATAGTGTAATCTTGGAAGAAAACTTGATTGCTAGCAGTACCAATCTTAACAGCATTACCTGGGTTGCCACTAGTTAGTGTTCCACTAATAATAGTGTAGTTATTGAAAGTATCATTTACATCTACATTAGTTACAACATTTGTAATCAGTAGAGTTCCAGGAGATGTAACACCATCAATCTCATAAAGATTGACAGTTTGACTGACTAAGAAAGGTGATGCTGTGAGAACTTGATCAATGATGTAGATATCAACTCTTTGTTGACTGGTGGTAGTAAGAATTCTTACTTCATTGTTGAAGTCCTTAGCAGTCTGGTATGTTGGAAGACGATTGTTGCTAAGAGTTCCATAGTTGATGTTTAGAGCATTTTGATACCATGTTCCTTGGCGATTGTCTAAACGGTCAGCATCTAGTTCTGTTCCAGGACCATCATTTCCAGAGTGGAAGACTTTATACCACGTACCAAACGTAGATAATGTAGATCCAGAACCACGGATCCACATATTATCATTGTCGGTGAATGCTAGTTGTCTTACACCACCAAAAGTAGCATCGGTGCCAGAACCACCATTTCTGAGAGTTAAAGTTAAATGCTTACTACCTCCATCATTCAAACTATCTGCAGCGTTATTTCTGGTATCAGCAATAACACCAGTAGAGAATGCATTTGGTGCGGGGTTTGATGTTGGGTTACTAGTACCACTGATCAAACGTAGTGTGTTACCAGATTGACCAGAGATAGCAATGTTATATGTACCAGCAAGTCTGTCTGTTGGTAGTGTACCAGAACTTAGGTTTCCTGCGTTTAGATAGAAAGAACCTTGGGCACCGTCAAGTAAGTCAGCATCCAAACCACTGTCAGCACCAGTCTTGAGTCTTACAGAACCATTGCCCTGTAATCCAATATCAAATTGTGACTTATCAAATCTAGCAACACCAACCGTACCAAAGTCATCCGCAGAAATTGTATTTGCGGTGACTCTTAGAACGTCAATAGAAGTGTTAGCATACTGTCTATTAACGGTAGAGACTTTAGCAGCAAGAACTAGAGAAGATCCAGCACCAATTTCTGTTGGTGCGTTTGTAACATTAAAGTCAGCATTGTATCCAGTACCACCGTCTGTTACAACAACTGATGTAACTGATCCACCTGAAACAACGAGGTTTGCTCTGAGACCTGTTCCAGCACCACCAGACAAACCAACATCAAAGTATTGATTGTTTGTAAATCCAGATCCACCATTGACAATGATAACGTCGTCAATGAAGTTACCTTGAGTATATGTTGATTCTAGAAGCAGAGGAGAAGCACCCCTACCGAATTGGATTACAGTTCCCGCAGTAATATCTGATGTTAAGGCATTACTTAATGTAATAGTAGTCTGACCAGAGGCAGAAACAATATTTGAAATTGTGGTATTTGCTTGAATACCAGTTACATTAGCAACTACATCATGACCAATGAGCATATCGCCATTGGTTGGGAAGATCATTTGATCACTTCCAGTGTTTGCTTGAGCGTCAAGGATAGCAAAGTATCTTGTCTCAGCACCCTTGATAGACTGAACTGCTAGTGCGAAGTTCTGGTCACCACGTAAGAATGTGAATGAGTTAGCAGCACCACCCGTTGCAAGTCTATCTGTTTCAATAACACCAGATGTAATGTCAGAAGCAGCAACTTGGTTAGATGATAGAGATACCCAGTTAGCGTTATCAAACGAAGAAGTATTGACAACTCTAGTCAGATCAACAGTGTTTGTATTTGGAGCAGCAGTGCTGTCTTCAATATCATCAGTATCTACAATCTTGACTTGGTTTACAATGTCGCCATACAGCCTGCTCTCAATAAAACCAGTTGCTGTAGCACCACTTCCATCACCAGTGATTGTGATAGTAGGAACTGTAGTATACCCCTTACCGCCAAGATATCCATTGAAGTCTACAATAGTAATTGTAACGACTTGACCATTAGCAATAGTAGTTGTAGCGGCAGCTTGAACTGCTCCTGCTTGTGGATTGCCCCCAGAAATAGTAACTGTTGGTGGAGTAGTGTATCCAGAACCACCAGAAGTTAGGTTAATCTGATATAAGACACCTTCTCTATATTCAGTTGCTTGAATTTGACCACCAGTTACATCTCCAGTAAAGATATTTCCAACAGTAAACGCTAAGTTTGTATCAACATTAAATGCCAAGAACAAACTATCGTTATCATTATTAAGAATGAACGATGTTGAGGTATCCTGTTGAATTGCGATATCACCAGCAAGTGCTCCTTCAATAGAAGTTCTTGCTGTCTGGTCAGCAACAGTGTAGACTTGGAAAGGTCTGAGTGCTGGGATTTGATCAACCGAGATCTTACCAGAATCGGTAAGTTCGACCAGTGCTCTAGGAACAGCGTTCGTAGAGTATGGTTTGTTAATGTAAGGACCGAGGTTGTTAGTGATGTAATCTCTAACTGCCTTCTGAGTAGGTAGTTGTCCATCAGAAGACTGAGCACCACCAAGTGTATTATCAGCAGAGAAACCAGTGACAACAACGTCGCCACCCTTCAGTTTCAAGAATTCAACTTCAGAGATGGTAACCGTACCTGTGAAGGTAATAGCACCAGTTCTGTTCTCAATTCTAGCGAACGTACCAACCTTAAAGTCACCTAGTTCGTCAGTACCAGAGACATATACACGACCATAGTTCTCAGATACTTGCTCATTTGCTTCGATCTTAGTACCACCGTTCTCAGGTAGAGCATTATAATTAGTACCAGAACCAGCAAATTCCCAAGTGTGGGAAGATGAGTTAACGATAGAAGGTCTGTGTAGTTTTAGAGTCTGACCAGAGAATGTTGCGGTATTTGTAGAAACAGCATTATTGGTAGAATCATCAATGAAAGCACCAGGGTTTCCTTGTCCGTCATCAATTGTTAGTTGCGCTGAGAAAGGAGGTCCAACTGTTACTCCAGCGATACTCTCAACAAAATACTCAATATTTGGATTTGAGTTGCTAAATCCATCAATCTTGACGACATAGTGCTCTAGTGGTTCTCTGCCAAGTCCATCAACAGTAAAGATAGTTCTTCCTGTTGGGGTAGTTGAGACATTGGTAATTGTACCAACGTCAAACGAATAACACTCTTTTCTATATCCCGTACCACGGAGAGCAAACGTACCAAAGTTTGTAGCAGAGTTGGTAATTGAGCAGTAACCACCAGACTCTGCAAGTACACCATCTTCACAGAAGATAACGAAAACAGAGACCAACTGGGTGTAACCATCGTTGATAACCTTGTAACCTGTACCACCAAAAGAAACAATCGTGAATGCCGAGGCAACCATCGACTTACCCTGGTTGGGGAATGTTGCTGAACCGTCTAGTTCTAGACCAGGGAAAGGACAGTTTGGTTGCTTGACTTTATCACCATCAACTAGAGCACCGCCACCACCTAGGAAGGAAATAACAGAAGAGTTCTGTGTATATGGTGATGCTTCAATAATTGGGTAATCATCATAATCTGCTCTTGGAGTTACCTTCTTATTATCAGCATCATAGATTGTTGAATCTGGATAGCTAATAATAGAATCAGTATTATATAAAGTTCCATATGTTCTGGTAGTAGCACCAGCGGCAATTGTTCCATCTAAAATATCTTCTAGAAGTGCCATCTCAGTATTAATAGCACTCTCAACACCAGCACAAATTGGTGTAGTGCCATCTACCAGAATTGTTGAATCAGTAAATAACGAGGTGCTGGAGTGAACAGGTGTGTATACAGGACCAGTTCCATCTCCTGTTTTCCAGTTACGCATTGCCAAAATGGCAAGTTCTTTAACTTTGGAGAATGCAAAGATAGTTGGACCTAATTCATTTTGAGAAATTCCAGTAAGATCAGTTCCAGTAAAATATTGTTCAGCGGCATTGACAATGCCAGCATTTCCACCAAGAACTAGGTCTCTAATAAGTCCTTCTATAATAAGTCCAATATCTCTCTTACACTTATCTTGATTAGCAACAGTCAGTCCCAACGCAGGATATTGTGCTTCCGTAAAACCAAGTGCTTCTTCAGCAATAAAGGTTTCGTTTCTAGCAATCAAATAAGCACCATCTAAAACAGTTCCAGAAGCGTTATTAGTTAGAACATCTACAAATAAGTATGCTAAAGTATCAATAGCAGCTCTTACATCGTCACATGCGGGATTGCCAGCAGTAGTTGTAATTACAGTATCATCAAAGTATCTTGCTTCGGATGAATACTGTGGAGTGTAGATGGGATCGGATACTAAACCATTAGCAGTTCTCCAGTTACGCATTGCGTAAATCATCAACTCTCTAGCATATTCAAATGCTCTTACAGTCTCGATGATTTCTGAATCGACATATCCAATTTGTGTTCCTTGGATATAATATTCTGCGCCTTCAATTACATTATAGTTGCTTCCAAATTGAAGGTCTCTTAGAATAGAATTGATATAATGTCCAATGTCTCTCTTACACTTGGCAGGACCACCAGGAACAACTAAATTTGGAAACTCTGATACTAAACGTAAATATGATTCATCAGCAATAAAATCAATGTTATTGCGAATTAATAGACAAGCATCTTGGTATCTCCTTTCTGTAGGAGTTGCCATCGAAAACTTATTTGGTGAGTTGAGAAGTGATAACGTAATTGACTTCTCGAATGAAGAAACAGTAGCAAATTGTCCAGGATCTAAATTTGCGTCAGAAATTGATGGGAATTTTTTAGGAATAACAAACCTTCTTGCTCTTCCGTCAGCATCTTCAAATACTTTATAAATTCTTTGTTTTCCGTTAAGTGCGGAAAGATCTGGGTTAGATGTAGGTAGACCAGAGATTACAATTTCTTGTCCTGCTTTAAATTCGTGTGTATTTTGTCTTCCAACCAAATCATTGGTGTAGAAAACAATGCCGCCAAGATCTTCCGCATTGCCAAATTGAGAAGACTGGTAACCACCAGTCACTACATCAGTAGTTCCCTGTAAAGCAAAGTTGATTCTAGAAATTGGTAAGGTTGTAGTTAAATCTTCATCAATAGATACAACTTCACCTTCTGCTCTGATAGAACGAATATCTGTTGATACAAACTCATACGCATCTCTTAGATATTCAAAATCTACAGTTCCGTTTGTAGCAGTACCACTACTATGGTTTGGCGATCCAGTTCCAGATGTACCAGCAGCAGTTACTGTATATACATAATCATTCGCCCAAACAACTTGACCTAGGGTATATGCTGTAGAAGCTTCCCATACTAGTGTTCCAGCTCCGCCATATTGAAATGTTTCACCTGTATTGAATGAACCACTTACAATATCAGCATCTACGGATCCTGATGTATATGCGCTTGCTCCTGTAATTGTTGTGAATCTAACATCAGTAATATCAGCAACAGAACCAGTGTTGACACCACGAACTCGCAGTCCATTAACTAAATTTGATAATCCAGTATTGGATTGAAAATCAACTCTAATCTTATCTGGTCCAAAAATTTGATGACCGATTGGGAATCTTCTTTCATATTCTCCACCAGTAGTCGAATCATAATAAATTCTTTGCTTGTCGTCAAAGACCATAGCAAAGTCCCAAGTGTGGACTGGATCACCCGCACTATCAATAGCATCTCTAAATGTTACACCAATAACATAGTTTTTGTCCCCAAACTTAACCATATGTTTGCGGGGATTCGCTGGTCTAACAATTACCAGACGAAGGTTATCACCAACAATAGAACAGTCTGGTGGTAGTGAAATTGGGTTATCTTCTACATAATCACCACCAGAAACAATCAGTGTTTCTTTAACGCCAGGAGTTGCCCATGCTAACTGCGCTGCTTTCTTGATTGTTCTAACTGGGTTAACAGCAGAACGACCATCATTATCATCACTACCAATCTGTTGGGAAACGTAGATACGACCACCAACGTCATTCGTTGCTAGATTGAGAACATATTCTGTGGTAGCAACAGCATTTGATTTATCACCTAATTGTGGAGTAACTGATCTTGGAAATGCTCCACTATCTCCAGTAATTCCATAGTGAGGAGCATTAGGATCATTAACTCTATAACCAATATGATTTAACTGAACTTCTCCATTTAATACAGCGCCACTTGTATGAGTTGGACCTGTGGTTCCTGTTTGTCCAGCATTTAGTGCTTCATAAACGTTACTGCCGAAATATCTATAAGCACCTTTCTGTAAAATAACATTAGGAACCCAAACAACTCCTGTTCCATTAGCATATGTTTTTAAGAATGGAGCTCGTATATCAGCGTCTGGGGTAATTAAATTCTCAATATCTAGGTTGAGAATTTTTGCCGTATCAGAGATAATAGACGTTGATGTTCTGATAGCACCATTAACATCTAATTCAAAATCAACAGTATCAAGTTTAGCAGTTGCTTGAGCACCTGCACCATTACCACCAGAAATAGTTACTGTAGGTGGAGAAGTGTAACCATCACCAGCGTTGTCAACAACAATAGCAATTACAGATCCATTGTTAATTAAAGCAGTAGCTTGCGCCTGAACACCATCACTAAGATCGGGAGCACTTAGTGTTACATCAGGAGCAAGAGTATATCCAGAACCACCTTGATTCTCATTGATGGTAATAGTTTCTACTTTTCTTCCAGTTCTATTAAGACCAATACGAGCTAAGTTATTAACAGGATCCGTTTGAATCCTTAAAACTTCTTTTTCACTAGCGCCGCTACCAATTCTAAACGTAGTTTCGTTAGTTCCTACGATTCTAGTATTATCGCCGTGAATTCTTTCCCTGTCAGAGTTGAACTTAAAACTCATTGTACTAGGTGCTCCCGCCTTAGTTTATAACCTTTATCTATTTAGTTATATCACCAAGAAACAGTGACTACCTCTACTGATGCCACCCAGTTAATTTCTACTGTAGTTCCAGCTCTTGTGGTAGAATAACTAAACCTATTTGCTGCTCCGCTATCATATGTTACAGCATCCCATGTTTCACCTGTTGGGATTGTATCATTAATAATCGTAGTCATTGATGACAAAACCTGAACATCTCCAGCGGATGAAGTTGTTACAGCACTTTCAATTTTCAAAGATAAACTACCACCGCCGCTAGCATTAACACCAACAATATGACTGGTGATAAAACTGAGTGTGGATGATGGAAGAATAATCTGTTCTCCCGTATCATTGGAAGAAAGAATAGCGGTATTTGTTCCTCTTAAAATATACTTTGTTGCGGAAGCATCAGAGAAAAAACTATTCTTTACTTCTAAACTATTTACGTTCTTAACGTCTTTGAGATCATTGACGAGAGTTGTGTTGTTGACAGAAAATCCGCCAACTGAATCGTAAGTTCTTAGATTTACTGCCATTTTACTTCTTGAATGTGTTTGTTACTACTGTAATATTTACAACATCACCAATGGTCAAATCTGTAAGTGTAAATGTAACTCTTACTTTGTTTTGAGCGTCAAAGTCAAATACTGAAGTCACTTGATTTACTCCAGTGTTCAGGTTACTAATATCGGTGTGGAAAATATCACTTCCTTTATCGGTAACATGATACTCAATCATTTCCTTGTCACCAGTCGTCTGATTGTGAACAGAAACTGTTACTCTAGAACCAGTATCAGATGTTGGATCATAAAGAACTGCTGCACCAGCATTGGTTCCACCCTTGATAAGTTGAATATCTTGAGTGTCAATTCTAAGATCAAGGAGTTCAAAAGAATCAAAAGAACTATTGATGAGTTTTAGTCCATCAAATGATCCTGTTCCAAACGCTTTGTTAACATAGATATCGCCATTAGTATCTAGTCTCAGTAAAGGATCGACATTAATACCAACTGCCAAACCAAGATCTAAGTTATCCTTTGTTGTATGGATAAATGTTGAAGTTCCTGATGTATCAATAGTAGCAGAAAGACTATTGAATGTAACAGTTTGTGCTTCAATGTCTAGATTATTATTTTGACTGGTGATACTATCAATATTGGTAAAGTCTAATGCGCTTTCAGAAAGACGCATTGTGTTTGTACCATTATTATAGAAGTACAAAATATTTTCATCGGATCCAGCGGAAAGTTCTGGAATGATGTAAGTATTTTGGTCAACGTCTTTTACTCCACCAAGAGATCCCCAGTTCGTTCCGTCATAACCCTCATAAGTAGAGTTGGTGGTATTGAAACGAACAGAACCTTGAGCAGCAACACCTCTTTGGTTCGTATCACCTACTGGCAAGACTAGAGATGTGTTAGTATCAATAGTTACTTTTTTACCAGTGTTTGGTCTAACAATAAGATCATTGAGATCTGTAGAAATTACATTGTTACTAAATCTTAGTTCAGCATTGACAACCAGATCCGTAAATCCAAGAGGATCAATTCTAACCTCGTCAGTTTCTTCAAATGTAATTGGAGCAACTGCTGTAGAATACCAAGTTAGTTCGGCAGTTCCATTTGATGCTGCTCCGCTGGTGTGAGTAGGTTCGTTACCAGAGGTTCCTGTTTGACCAGTTTGGGTTACCTCATAAATGTTATTTCTATATTTTAAATAATCACCAATTGTAACCTGAGTATTTGTAGCATACTCTGTATATGCTGGTGCAGTCGTGTTGATAGAACGAATCTTTTTGACATTAACAAACTGTAAGTAGTTTGGAGTAACACTTACCGTATTGTTACCATCATTGAAGAAGTATAAGGTGTTGTCATTTGCTCCAACAGAAGCTTCTGCTGCGATGTAAGTATTACCATCAAGGTCTCGTACACCTCCAAGAGACGACCATGAAGTAGTAGAAGCGTTATAACCTTCATACTGACCACTATCGGTATTGAAACGAATAGCACCGTTGGCAACAACTCCAGCAGATGGTCTTGCAGAAGAATCTCCAGCAGGAATGATTAAAGCAGATGTCGAGTTTACTTTTGCTACTCTATTTGGGGAAGGTGTTAGAACAATATCATTTCCAGATGTTGAGGAAATATTATTGTTTTGAATATTCAAATAATCATTAGAATTGAATGCTGATGTTGACTTTATAACACCAGAACTTGTAATATTGCCAGTTGTAGAATCGACAGTAATAGTAGATCCAACAGCAATATTGCCATTTATGGTTGTTGATGGTGAAGATACCGTCAATCCAGTTGAGGTTATTCCAGTAAATATTGCATTTTGTCCAGTAATCAATGGACATGTCAAATTATTTGAGATAGTAGCATTTCCAAATGTAGCCGTTTGTGATGCAACAGTTATTGATGTTAGATCTCCTGTATCTACATCTGCAGTAATTACATTCGTGGTCGTCAGATCGGCAACAATAATTTCCAATCCACTTCCAAAAACTTTTGGATTGTTAAGATCTATGGTAATCTGTACCTCTTCATTATCATATCCACCTTCATTTTGATGAACATCTGCTGGAGAAGCACAATAGTAGTATAATGTTGGAGTTAGATCGGTAACTTTAATAACAAGAGAACCAGCAGATCTAGTAACACCTTCTGTATATTCAACACCACTAATTGTTAATAATGCTGTTCCAGAAGTTAGAGGAAATCTTGATAATGTAAGTGTGGTTGAATTATCTACTGATTCTACTGTGGTGCCTGCAACTAGTGCTCCATCACCAGATGAAACATTTACAGTCATTCCTGGATATATTCCAGTTGTATCGGCAATAGTAATAGTTTTGGATGATATATCTAAAGTAGTAGATACATTCTCATAGAAACTTGGATACCAAACACCATCTCTATATCGACTGAGACTGAAAATATGACCAGTATTTGTGGAATCTGAATAATCGAAATTATAAATGTTACCAGAATATAATGTTATATTTGGTTCAATCTCATATCCAGAACCAGTATCGATGAAAAATCTATTTGCTTCTGCTGTAATTGAATTGATTGTGTATTCTGGAGATGTTGTTCCAGATTTTACTAGTACATCCCCATCAGAATATCCAGAGGGATCTAAAATTAGATAATCAATATCAGAACCATCTAAAACAATTTTGTAAATTTCCCTTGGTTGTTCGAAAGTTACAGAACCAACTTCAATTTCTAAATCATGTGTTGGAGAAGATCCTCCAATTAGAGATCCACTAATGGTTATTGTATCTCCACCTTCATAGAAAAATCCAGCAGAATTTATTGCTACGCTGGTGACTAAACCCAAAGAATTTCTTTGTACATCAAATGTTGCTCCAACACCATTTCCAGAAGTTGTGCTAGCAACACCAACATAAACTCCAGTTTCATCTGTGGTGAAATCCAGAGTTGCGGATCCAGCAACACTAGGAACTGCAGAAAGTGTGATCTGAGTAGCACTATCTACGCTAAGAACTGTTGTACCTTGTGATAATACACCAACATCCCCTCCGCCTTGAGTAACTAACATTCCTGCAACTATTCCAGTTGTACTGGATACCGTGATAACAGCAGTTGCATCAGATAATGTGGTTGTAAGACCACTAATTGTAGTTGGAGATACTAATGGATATGAAACTTGTGTAATATTTTGAACTTCCCCATCTTTTTTCTTTAGGGTATCGGATAAGGAAAATTCGGAAGAATTATAAGTTGAAGTAAAGTCAATTTTTCCAATTTGTCTATTGACAACAGTATATACTATCTGTTGTGTTAGGTCAGTTGGATTTACAGAAAGTGAATCTTGCAGTGAGTAACCATTTCCACCATCAGTAATAGAATATTCTGTTACTACTCCAAGATCTCCAACAGTATATTCAAAGTCTGTTGTTGGATTTCCATATGGTGGAATAATAGTAACAACTGCTGATCCCGCTAGATCTGGAGTTGCAGAAATTCTAAGAGTTGTTGAATCAATTACATCATTAATTGTAGTTCCAGAACTAAGTTGACCTGATCCAGAAGTAACTTCTATCGTAGAACCAATAATAATATTTGATGTTGAAGTTACTTGAATTGTATCTAAAGAAGGAGATCTAAATGTTAGAGAAGCAGCACCATCAATTGTTGGATTTGCTGACAGTGTAATTTGTGTTGCACTATCAACAGACGAAACAGTTGTGTTTTGTGCTAGGTTTCCAACATCAGAACCACTATTAATTACATTCATTCCCTGGATAATTCCAGTAGTAGAAGCAACTGTTATTTGTGCTGTTGCTGTGCTTAGTGTAGTCGATACTCCAGTAACTTCACCAGGAAGTGTTGTTGAGATATTTGTTTGTTGTTGAGGTAATGCTAATGTATCCCCAGTTTGATAATTAGATCCCTTAGAAGCAAATTCAACTTCAGTTATTTTTCCTACTTCTGAAGTAATTTCATACGAAAAAGAAGATCCGATTGCTTGTCCATATGGAGATAAGTCAGTATTTAATGCAGATAATGTGTCTCCAAGAATATAATTCTGTCCATTATCTGTAATTTGGACATTTGTGATTTGACCTTGATAATTAATTTGTGAAATTGTAAACTCAAATCCAGATCCAGTGGAACCAACATCTCCAACAAAAGCAGTAAGAACATCACCTACTTGATATCCATCACCAGAATCTACAATTTCAAAGTCTGAAACTTGACCAGCTAAGTCTACTTGAATGTTAGCATTGAGGTTATGACCATATTGACCAGCAGTACCAGAAATAATGTTTATGTTAGCACCCATGCCAGCATGGTTGAAACAAACATACTTTGCAGTTTGTACTTGTGCTGTTGGTTTAATTACAATATCAACAAAAGATCCAACTTGTCCAAATGGTCCTTTTTGAATATAAACAAATTCAGACCCCAATGGTTGATCCGATGAGTCTACAATTCCAAGAGGATGACCAACTAAACTAGGATCTGAAGTATCAAATCTATATGTATTTCCTATGACAAAATTCAGTACCTGCTGAGTATTTCCATCTACTTGGTATACGTTATTTGGTGGCGGAGTTCCAGGATTTGCAGTTGTCGTTAAAACAAAAGTTTGAATTGGATCATTTACAACGGAAACACCTTGAAATGTTCCATTAGAATATCCAGATCCAGGATTTGTAATAGATCCGCTAGTAACGACATTCCCAGTAATAGTTATATCTGCTATAGCTCCAGTACCAGATCCACCCGTTAAAGATACACCAGTGTAATTACCAGGAATATATCCAGATCCAGCAGTAATATTTCCCTCTATCCCAGCAATTGTAAATTCAACTCTAGCACCAGTTCCCGATCCTCCAATCAGTAAAATATCTGAAAATGATCCTTGATTATAATTTACTCCACTATTTGTAACTGAACCAACATATTCTTCTACTTTAATTGTAGCTAACGCACCACCGCCAGTTCCACCAGAAAGTAAAATCTGGCTATAATCGCCTGGGTCATAACCAGAACCACCACTAGAAAATGAAGTTCCATCAGTGAATAACTGATTTTTTTGTACAACAACATCTTTATAAAAGAAACTAGATTCTAACTGAATATCAACTAATTTTCTTCCAGATGCAACAAATCCAAATTGACTTTCTCCAGATTTGTAAATACCGAGAGTATTATCAGAGGTAAATGCTAGAGATGGAGCAGTTCTAATGCCATCTCCCAATTTTAGGTTACCAGTAGCAAGATCGCTACCACCTTGGGTAATAGCAAATACTTGAGTTCCAATCTCATTAATTTTTACCCTTTGTGTCTCAAAGGTGTCTGTTCTTGCGACGTTAATTGCTGGCATTTTTTACTAACTCTCTAAGTAGGGATTTAATTTCAGAGATTTCATCCTTCAACATATTTATGTCTTCCAACGCGGAATTAAGATGCTTCAATTTACGCCTTGCTTCAATAGCAGAACTATCGTGATTCAAGATGGCACCTGTGGTCTCGTCCCTAACGAGACCATCATGCCCTTCAACTTTAATGTAACTCATGCGCGGAAATTAGAATGCGGCAACAGCACGGATATCTTGGATCTTAGGAACGTATGCTGGATCTACTCCCTTCATTACAAGTTTAATTGCGAATGAAGAGAACTCAGGCAATCCAGATACGCTATACTTAAGATCTTGATACGCTGATTGCTTCTCAACAATACTTGAAATGGTGTTTTCAGCACTAGCAATCTCTAGTGAATCTGGTTGACCATTATCATTGAAGTAGAACCATTCAGCATCTTCGAAGTTTTCTTGACTTGATGCTCTCTTATACTTGTAAAGAACTTCGATGTTCTCGATATTCTTAACGTTAGCAAGTAGATGAACATCAATTGCTGTAGCAGGATTTGTAATGTATACTTCCTTAGTGACATACTTTGCGATAGAAGAACTATTCTTAGAAGTATCTTCAGCAACGAAATCAACACCAGAACTATACTCTACTTTCGCTACTTCCATAAAGAATGCTTCATCGTCTGGTTGGTTTGGATATGAAATAATATCACCAACACGGAAGATATCAGCAATCTGATCTGTTACTTCATTCGCTCTAGCATATAGATTGCTATCAATGATTCTAGCAGTGTAATCATCATTAATTGGTTGAATGTCAGTTCTTAGAGTCAATACTCTGGTTGTTCTGTTCCAGATAACTGACTTACCAGTAATTCTATTATCATAAGTCTCAAGAATCTTAGATTCAACTGGATTACGAGCAACGATAGTAATTGACTCACCAGCAGCAGATTGAGTGGAACTATTAATGATAGGAGTTACTAAAGATGGTGTAGAACCAATAGTAACAGTAGGTGCAGATTGTGTATTGGCATACTGTGTTAATTCAACTTCTTCACCAATGCTAAACCCTTGCTTGGTTTTAACTTTAACCCAAATTTGATTACCATCGACTTTAGCAATTGTACCATTAGCAGCAGAGGTTTTTCCTTTGATGCTTTGGTTGTTCTGGTAAGTAACACCAGTTGTTAAAGTAGAGAGTGAGAATGAATACACAGGATAGAATTCAATCAATTGCTCTCTTCTTCCATATCTGTTTTCCTGTCCTTCGGCATTTTCAATTCTGTTTGATACAGTTTTGACAGAAGCACTTGAAAGATCAATAACAGGTGACAAATGAGATGATGTAGAAGACAACTCCATCTTATAAGTCAAAGATCTTGCGAGACTGTTTAGAGTTTCATTAATTTCAGATGCGATGACTTTTTGGTTATCAAAATAATGTGGTTCATTCAAGAATGTCTTCTCAAAATCAGTTTGTGAATATGAAGTGTAATTTGTTGTAGATGAATCAACAGGAATGATATTAGTGGTTTTGACGGAAGTGTTTAGTGTTGTACCAGAGACAGTTAAGTAATGTACTTGTGGATACAATGTTTCAAACTTTCTATTGTAAGTGGCATAAACATGTCCACCACCAACTGAACTGCTTGCCGCCTGAGTGATTGTTCTGATGTTATAAGAATCAACACCAGAGTTCATAACTTGGAATAAGTTAGTATTGAAAGTTTCTGATGGAATAGCACCTGTCTCATCAGCGCCTCTGAAGAAGACATAAGATTTTCCACTATCCTCAAATCCGTTGTCTCTATGGTTAATCTTGATAATGCTATTGTTATTCTTAAACAACTTGGAAGTAGCGATAGACTCGGAAGTTGCATCAGTTTGAATTGGATTCATTTCAAGAAGTTCATAACCAAGATTTACATTCTTGAGTAGTAACTCAGAAGGTCTTGAAATATCAAACTCAGCACGATATAATGTGAACTTAAGATCTTGATCTAGATCTTCTGTCCAGTTTTCAGTATTTTGAGACTTATAAAGAGATCCAAGAGATGGTTGGGTTGTGATAACAGTGCTAGTAGAAAGATCAGTCTCTCCTAACTTAGAAGACCATAGTTCATAATCCGTTGAATCGGTTTCAATTACCAACGCATATTCGGAATCATTCTCCAGATATACAGGGTAATCGAACGCGAAATGGGTAGGAGTTGTAGACTCCGTGAGACCCTCAAAATCGGTCGCTACACCCATTCTAACAGCAGGTGTATCAATCTCAAT